TGCATCATCGTCATCATCTACACTCACTGGTTCTGGTGTAGGTTCTGATTTGAAAGTAGGTGTGAAATCTTTAGTTTCCTCATCTACCATCTGAGCAGCAGTCTTACCTGTCGTAACCGAACCTGTTAGAACTGCATCCAGACGAGCCTTCAACTCATCATATGACTTGAAGTTGGATGGTGCAAGAAACTCTTGTAGAGAGTATTCTTTATTGTAGATTGCCTCAAGTGCGGTATCATCACCGGCAAGGGCAGTAGTTGACTCAAACTCTGATTTATCATAGTTCCAGTAACCATCTACTTTACGAATCTTCAATTTGAAGTTCGCACCTTCCCACAAATCAAATGGATTGATTGGGGTCTCATCTTCAAACGCAGGCTGCATTGCCTCCATCAACTTATCAAAGATTTTCTTACCATAAGAGTAAAGGAAAACCTTACCTTCGTTTTCTGGGTTGGCAGGATCACTCACAACATAAATGTTAGAGTAATACTTCAACTTACGTTTCTGTTTACGAGCAATCTCTTTATCACTCTCAACACCAGAGTTCCACAGTTGTGAGTTATACTCACTTACTGGGTCTTTCTGATTAAGTGTGGTTAGAGAATTCTCAATAAACCATTGTCCAGTAGGGCCTTGGAATGCGTGATTGAATACACGAACCCATGGCAATTCTTCACCCTTTGGTGCAGGCAGGAATCGAATTACTGCGTAACCGTTTCCAGACTTGTCCACCTGTGGTTTCCACAGACGTTCATCCACATAGGACTTCTTTTCTGTTGTAGGTGATTCGTCCTTTTGGACTTGTTGAAGTAGTTTATCCAGTGAGTTCTGGTTTCTTAGTGCTGAAATAGACATATTTTTTTCTCCGTATGTTTTCGTATGTTTAAGTATTTCACATTTTTCATAATGTATGTTTATTTATATCACAAAAATATCCCATAGTCAAGAACTAATTGAAGTTCATCGAAAGAAAGATATTCTACATTATCAAATTTTCTCCACTGTTCTACAAATTGACTAGTGCCATCTGTTCCTAGTGGATATGGATTCACCTTCCAAAATTTCACATCTGGGAAATCTTTGAAGTTCTCCATGTGTTGATTAATCCAATTTGAACTAGGAGTTTCTGGTGCGTCTTGTGTGACGTAATTAGAAGTCCCCTTGTAAATATTATTAACCAACCCTGTTGCACTTCCCAAGTCAAACCCAATCAGAAATACATCAGTAGGTTTTTCTTGTTCTAGTGCAATTCTTACTGCGATTGGGCCTGCACTCCATCCTTCTATTTCTATAGGGATTTGTTCAGCACAATCATTGTCATCTACCCATGTAACCCACTGTTGGTGGTTTCCCATAAGTTGACGCAATTCTATTTGATCATATTCATCTGTCACATTGTGTGTTTTCAGAATATACTCATATTGTCTTTTTATCTGGTTAGGATCAGTTCCATGAAATACAAACTGAGACTTATTGTCTTTTGCATTTTCAGTTCTCAGTCCTTCTCCCCAACCCATCAATTCATCCATAGATGCCATATCAGAATACATGAAATCTGGTAATTTAGTCCATCCTCTGAAATAACACTTGTTATTAGAACAATAACCAGAAGTATATACTTCGTGTATCATTCCCCCATCAACACAGATAAGTGCATCTGGGGCCATATCACGATATATTGCGTTACATCCATAAATTTTGCCAAAAGTTTTTATCGTATTAAGGTTTATCTTTTTTCTAGATTCACCATTACCTAAAACAAATACTCTATTCATGTTCGTTGTATGTAACCTTCACATTATAAGGACTATTCCAACCAAAAGGTTCTGAGACAGTATTCTTTTTATCAAAGAAGTCATCCCAACCTTGCTTAGTATACCCATCTTCGGGAACAAAGTCAAGAGCTTTTCCTTCTGGAATGTGAAAACCAACTGCCTTTAGATAATTGGTAAACTCTTGACACATATCATCCAGACTTGCATCACTAGGAATAGTGAACTCAACTGTAACTGGAAGTTGTTCTGGATAGGTATTTTCATAACTAAATTTGTGCATTATAATTTCTCCATTAGTGGGAAGATTTTTGCAATTTCAATCGCACATTTCTGTGCAACTTCCATATGCTCTTTTTGCGTTCCGTTTGCAGAACGTAACTCAATATAGTGAATCCATGAACGTAGTGTTCCGTTCATATACAGTCGTGTCTTTGTCAAACCTTCTGGTAGGACTGCACGAGCCTGTTCTTTTGCGATACCATTATCAATCGCCCATTGGTATGCTTTACGAGATGTTTCGATAACACCTTGTTGTCTACGATTCCACTCAGAAATCAAATCTTGGTGTGTTTGATTTTCAACTAGAGATGGATCGTTCTCAATCTCAATAGAGTTTTGACGATTCTCTGTATCCTGTAAACGGCATTCTCTTTTGGTAAACGCCTCACCCATTGCAGATGGTTCTGCATACCGTTGTGAAAACTCTTGAAAACTAAAACTACGGTGTCGCACAATTTGATGTGCAATATCTCTTGTAGTCTCAATCTCTATGCAAGCGCTAGCCATCTCCAATGGTGACCAATGTTTGTGTTTACATAGATATCGTATGAGTTTTTCGCTCGTTTTGTGCGATTGTTGGTTCGCTGGATTGGAGACACGGGCGCAATACGATATAAGTTCCTGTACATCGTTACCGACATATAATTCTCCTTCTGGTGGTTGACTGTAACTAATGAGTCTTGCTGTTGTCAGCATTTTATTTATTTCCTTATTCTCCGTCACTATCATCCTCTTTCTTTTTCAATGAATAACCACCTGTTGGTAGTTCTTCCCATAGTATTGTATCACCTGTATCCCAACCAACTTGATCTAACGAGCCAGGTGGAAATTCTATGAATAGTTCTTTAGTCTTGCCGTTCTCTTGAACTTTTACTATCCAACTATTCTGTGACATTTGTTTATATTCCATTTTATAACCTTTGTAAAAAGTAAGCAGTTTATCTTCATACTTAGGAAGTATATCCTAGTTAAACCGTTTTGGTCTAGGACGATATGTGCCACGATTTGCATTTTCAGCAAGTCGCTTACTTAGATCTTGATCACGCTTTACAAGTTCTGCGTTATCAAACTCTAGTGCCTTCACACGAGCATTACTCTCATCAAGTTTTGCACGATAGAAGTCTCGTTCCCTAATCAGCTCTTCCTGTGTCATCAGAAAGTCTCCTTAATCAGTCTGAGAAGTTGCGTTTTGCATTTCTGTTCATCGTAGTTCAAAAATGCAGCGTATTTGACGATTAACCGTCTTTGGTCTGGCCATACTAGATCATCTTTTAATTCCTTATCCCATCGTTTCACATAGTTCAGTAATCCTTGTAAGATTACCATCGTTTCCAAACTAATTCGTTTAGCGAGGAAGTTCTTTAATAATACAGGATGTTGCCCCTTTTGTAAAGAGAAAATTTCATCAAAATGTGATATTTGCGAAAATAATAATGACATATCTGTGATAAAGTTGTACGTCAGAGATTGTTTGTTCTTAGACCATTCTAAGTAATTTTCTTCTTTAAAATCACCTAACCACCCCTTTGGTGATTTGGCAAAGTTTGCAACAAAGTAATCTAACGTCTTATCATCATACTTTCTTGCAACACGAGCAAAGAAATATCTATCCTTTCTTTTTAAGAATGATGCCTTTGATGCACGAGTTTTTCCACCATATTGTGTGTAGTCATATTCACTAGTAAAGTGCAACTTGAGACCAAGATACATTTGGTAAGCTTCCCATGCCTCCATTGGAAACTCCTTAAATTGGTAGGGTTGCTACTCTTGGCAAGAAGTTAAGTTCTCTTGCATCAGCTTCTAGTTTTTCTTTGAGAGGTTTTGAAATGAGAGGAGCAACTGCATCTGGCTCCATCTGGTGTTTTGCACAGTAATCCAATACTGCATCCATATAGGTTGTGTTTCCTTGTCCTTGTTTTACGATATCTTCAATCGCAATTGCAAATTTCTTTGGTGTCATCACTGCTAGTTCTTCTAGATTCATTATATACTCCTGTTAAGTGATGGGGGGAAGCGAAAGGAATATTCTTCCCCCCATCTTATTGAGCAGAGCCAGTGTATAAGTGCTGGGTGCAAGTTTGGCATTAGTCCTTTTTAGTTATAAACTTGTAAAGTTCTTCTGCCTTTTCCATGATTTCTTGAGGTTGATACATTTTTGGTGTATACTTTTCAAAAACTTCTATGAGATCTTTTTGTTGAGTTTTTGCAAAG